CATCAAAACATCTACCAACACTGTATCATCAACCACGGAACTTAATCATTTGAGGTTGCGTGGCAGATCTTTTGGTCTTAGAGTAGAAAGTACAACTGAAAAAGTTAATTGGAGACTTGGAACAGTTAGAGTAGATTTAAGAGCGGATGGAGATAGATGAGTAGACGATTAGTTCCACCTAATTTCTCATTACCACCAGATGAATATGACGTTCAATATTTTAACGAAATGGTAAGAAGTTTAAGTCAATTGGTAACGCAACTACAAAATCCTGGTGAACTTCGAGGAACTAAGATTACTTTGACGGACTTGCCAACAAGTGATACAGATTTAGAAGTAGGTGCTTTGTTCAATGATAATGGCACAATTAAGGTAAAGACATAGACGAATTATGAAAAGTAAGGTAATATAAAGCCATGAGCCTAGGTAAATTATTAAAAGATATAGCACCTGTACTTGTTGGTAGCTTTTTAGGACCTGCTGTGGCTGGAACAGGAGTTAGTCCATTTATAAGTAGAGCTGTTGCAGGAGGCTTAACATCTAAATTATTGGGTGGCAAAACTAAAGATGCACTAAGAAACGCTTTGATTGCAGGAGTAGGTGGTGCTGCATTTGATAAATTTAGTGGAGCAGATCAAGCTGTTAAAACAGGTGCAGACGGAACAATTGTTCGTAGAGATCTCCCAGATTCTGAATTTATGGGATCTGGAAGTGCAACTGGAGATGTTGCTACTAAAACAATTCCAATCGAGCAAACATCAAAGCAAATAGCAGAAGCTTTTAAACCAAAAACATTTAGTGCAGAATTACTTAAATCTGCTGGTGTTGGTGGAGATAATTTACTTGCTAGATTGCTAAACACACCTTTAGGAGAGGGCTTAACTGCTGGATTGATAGCACAACTCGTAGCTGGAGATGATGACGAAGAACAGAAAAAAGAATTTGAACAAAGACCTTTTGGTTTTGGAGGACCTGGTGGTAAATTAGGTGGAATTACTTTTGCTAGAGAGGGTGGAGAAATGGGATTTCCAAGACGCACAGGTGGTATAGATCCATCTGAAGGTTCTGGTACAAAAGATGATGTTCCAGCTATGCTTATGGCTGGTGAGTTTGTATTAACAAAAGATGCTGTAAAAGGGTTAGGTGATGGTAACTCAAGAAAAGGCATACAAAGAGCTTATAATATGATGAGTGAATTAGAGTCGAGGGCGTAATGGCAACACAAACAGTTGAAAATATTCAAAGATTACCTCCGTTTTTAGAGGGATTGCAAAAAAGATTATTACAGACAGGCTTTGGCACGTTTGATGGTGAGACACAAACGACACCTGGCTTATTAGATAGTCCACTTAACTTACCACAATTTCAAATTGCTGGAATGGACCCGTTAAGACAACAAGCTATCACGCTTGGTCAAAATCTTGCTGGTTCCTTTAGACCTTTTATTGAGGGTGCTGCTGGTCAAGCTCTTGCTGGACAACAGGCTTTAACATCAGGATTGCAATTTTTACAACCAGAGGCTATTCAACAATTTCAAAATCCTTTTCAACAACAAGTGATTGATGCCACCTTGGATCAGCTTAATAGACAAGCTGACATGAGAAGAGCTGGGGCAGCACAACAAGCTATTAGGTCTGGAGCTTTTGGTGGGTCAAGAGAAGGTGTGCAAAGAGCTGAGACAGAAAGAGGCTTGCAACAAGTTAAAGGTGATACTTTATCGAGATTACTTTCACAAGGATTTACAACTGCATTACAAGCAGCACAAAATGCTGGTCGTTTGTCTGGTGGTCTTGGACAAGCATTTGGCACATTAGCTGGTACTACAGGTGATTTAGGTAGATTACAACAAGCTTTAGGACAAGCTGATATATCTCAACTAACTCAACTTGGTGCAATGAGACAAGGACAACAACAAGCACAACTTGATGCACAAAGACAAAATTTATTACAACAAGCACAAGAACCATTTACAAGGTTGCAACTCGGACAGAACTTATTACAAGGCATGCCAAGTGCTTCAATACCTTCAACATTTCAACAGGTTACATCACCTGGTGCAAATCCATTCTTGCAAGGTATTGGTGCATACACAACATTGTCACAGATTGCTCCTTTTGGTGGTGGCAAGTCTACATAGGGTAGGAATATGGCTACATTAACTGAATTACTTGGTTTAAAAAAATCACCACTAGAACAGAAAAGAATACAGAAAAAACTTTCTGATTTAAAAAGGTCTAACATTGTTGGTCAAACTGATCCTAGATTTATAACAGTTGATCCTTCTATTAAGATAGCAGATGAAAAATCACAAAAATCGTTAGTGCCTGATATTTCTGCATTACAGATACCTGCTGCTAATGTTCCAACTTTAGACAAAATAATCGCACAAGGAATAGATTCGGCTTTAGTTCCTGGAATAACTAAAGAAAGAGCAAAAGGAAAAAAGAAACCTCCTCCAAGTGAGTTTGATATAGGCGATACAAAAGATCCTGCTAAATTAGCTATAGGAGCTCCTGAAGAGGGAAATGTTATAGATAGATCTTCATCTCCTCTGTTTCAAGATCCTGAAGCAGAGGCAGCCAAAGTTGCCGAACAAAAAGAATTTGATATAGCCACAGCTCCAGACGAAGATATGTATGCTGATGAGATGGCTGCTGAAGTCACTGAAGAAGAAAATAAGAAAAAGAACGCTCAACGAGATTTATTTACAGAAGCCATGAAAGAAATACAAACAATGTATGGTGATGGCACTGATACAAAAACAGATAAAACTCTTGATGATTATAAAGCTGATTTTGCCAAAGCAACTGGCATAGATATATCTGGAGAGCCTGATAATAGGTCTGCATTAATGGCATTAGGTTTATCGTTAATGCAAAACAGAGCTGGTAAGGGCTTTGATTTATCAAATATACTTGGTGAAGTTGGTCGTGCTGGTCAAGCTGCTTTACCAAAGTTTGAAGCAGCTAGAAAAGAAGCAAGAGCTGGTCAAATTGCAGCAGGACGATTCGCATTACAAGAACAGAAAGCAGATCGTGTAGCAGCTTTGGCAGTAGCAAAAGAAAAGAGGAAAGCTTTACTTGACGTTCAGAAACAATTTAGAGATGAGAGATTTAAAAGAGAGATTGAATACATTAAGTATGAAAATGAAAAAAATATTAAATTATTAGAAGGCAATCTTAAACCAGTAGATGCAAAAGGCAAAGTCACTGTAAACACACTTGAGGGTAATAACTTTCTTAAAGTAGACACAGCTTTTGTTACAGGATCAAGAAACAGAGTATTTTTAGCACCAGTTCAACAAGCTCAAAAGCACGCTGAAGTTTATGTCAATGTATTAGAGGCGGGTAATAGTATCACAGAAATGCAAAACATTCTTAGGTCAGTGGGTCAAGAAGGAGGATCAACAGCTTTCAATTTATTAGCTACTAGAGTTAAAAAGTTTCTTAAACCACTTGGTATAGGGGATACTGATTATTCAAAAGGCATAGATGAAATTGTCAAACAAGACATCAGTGCAGAACAAAAAGTACGAGCTATCCAAGATAGATTAATATCTCAATATAAAAAGTTTTTAACAAAAGAAACAGGTAATGGTGTATCAGAGGGTGACATCAATAGATTAAAAAAATTAATTGGTGAAATAGAACTTACATCACCACTTTCTGACAATATTAATAGATTAAATGAACTTAGAACTATATTTGAAGCTCCTAAGAGAGCGTTAGAGGGTCAATTTAAGGCGTTCTCAATGCGTGAAAACTTTAGAAATGATGATGAGTATAATAAAACTATGGACATAATCGAAAAAGCGATACGAACAGGAACAGAAAATACATACAATTTTAATGTTGGTGAAGATGGTGTTATCAACATAGACTTAACAGCGAAATAATAAATGGGCAAAGTAGTTTTAAATACGCCACAAGGCAAAGTAAACATCACAATCGCAGGTGAAAAACCTACAATTGAAGAGTCCATACAGATAAATAACATAATCAGAAAAGCTCGTGGTGGACAAAATATATCAAAAGATGAACCCACAACTGGTGATAAGCTCGAACAATTGTTCGATAAAAATACAGGAATAAAGAGCAACGCACTTCGTTCTGCATTAAGTTTTGCTGAAACTAATGATGAAGAAGAAGCAATTTTGAATAAATTTGATTTAACAGATGATGATTTTGTTAGAGACAATAGAGGAAGGTTAGCTCTTACACCCTCTGGTGCAGCTAAATTTGGTCAAGAAACAGATAAAAACATACTTATAGATGAAGAAGGATTTAGTCGTTATGACTTTTCAGATCTCGCTGGAGTTGCACCAGAATTAATAGGTGGTATAGGTGGAGCCATAGCTGGTCAAATAGCTATTCCATTACCCATTTTTGGTGCTGCTCTCGGAGCTGGTTTTGGAGCTGGTGGAGGTCAAGCTGTAGAAGAAATTGGTGAGGCTGTTGCTGGTGTGCAAAAACAAGATATTGGCGAAGTTGGTATGGATGTTGCCAAAGAGTTTGGAGTAGGTTTTGTTAGTGATTTAACCTTTGGTTTAGCTGCTGGAGCATTCAGAGCTGTAAGAAGAGGTGTCACTCCTGGTAAAGATTTAACAAAAGCAGAAATGGATATTGCTGGTAAATCTATATCTGATCCTGTTGATGAAGCTGGTAATGTTATTAAACCTCAAGATTTTAACAGATTATCTCCAGATGAAAAGCTCGCTGCAATAGAAAGAGGTGGCTTTGGTATTAAGCCAACTTTGTCTGCTATAAGGGCACCATCTATTGTAGCTAGAGTGCAAGCTATTGGTGAGAAAATATTTAAAACATCAGATAGATTAAAAAATAATAATGATAAAATTAAAACTATAATTGATACTTACAAACAAAAATTTGATTTAAGTGGTGGTGACGCTGTTAGTGTTGGAGATATTTTAAAACGTGGCATGGTCGATAATAATCAAAAACTTATGGATGATGAAGCAAAAGCTATAAAAGAAATTATTAAGCAGATGGAAGGTGCTGTAGGTTCATTTAAACAAGCAGCAAAAGCTAATGGTTCTGTTGATGGCGATTTGTTTACGTTATTTAAAGAGGCTTCTGATAATTTTGACAGCTTTATTTCAGGTAAATTTAGTGCAGTTGATGATATTTTACGGGATCCTGCTGTTAAAAGTATTGGTCGTGAAGGTGTTATAGATTTAAATCAATTTGCAAGTCAATTGCAAAGACTTAAACAAGATTTTGCACCACAAATTGCAAGCTCTAAAAGCAAAGATGGTCAAGCTTTAAGAGATTTATTAAGTCAATTTGAAAGTATAGGAGGCAAAATAGATGAGGGGTTAAGTAAACCAGTTTCTTTTAATCAACTTTATAATTTAAGAAAAGAAATAAGTGATTTAAGATTAACTGCAAGCTCAACCATAAGAAAAGAATTAGTTGGACCTGAAGGATCACCTGGAATATTAGATAAGATTGATCAAATGTTTAAAGATATGGGTGAAACACAAAGTCAATTATTTGCTGATTTAACAGAAAGAGTGAGTAATACAGCAACAATGAATAAATTTAAAAACGCTGGTAAAGCATTGAAAGATGCACAGACTCAATTTTTTGAAGGAAAAAGACTTTTAGAAGATTTGTATACATCCACTGCAATTAAAAATTTAGACTTATACAGAACAGTTCCAGGTGAAGTAGACAGAATACCAGCAAATATAGATATATATCGACAAGTTGTAAAACCTAACAATGAAGAATTTTTACAAAGGGCAACTCAATTTATAAGAGATTTTGGAGGTGGAACAGGTGGCAGAACTGGAGATCAAATTGCAGATGAGTTTGTTGCTAGAGCTGCAAATCAATTTTTAGAAGATTCTATTGAAAGATCAGGCATACTAAATTTTAAAAATGTAAAAGATTTTAATGGAACACAATTTGCTAGATCTATTAAAGGACTTGGCACGACTGCTAAAGAATTGTTTGGAGATAAAACAGATGAATTGTTAAAACTTGCTGACGAAATTGGTTCAGTTAAAATAACAGGATTGGAATCACAAAGAGTTTTAAATCAATATATTAACGCTGCTGGAGAGACAGAATCAATACCAGGTTTAATAGATAAATTAAAAGGTTTAGCTGAAACACAAAGAATATTAGCAAGAGAACAAAAAAATAGAATTATAAAAAAATTACAGGATGAAACATTAGATTTAGATCCGTTAGAGGCTGCAAGATTTCTAATTCAAAAACAAACTAAAAATTCTGAAATTAGACCAATAATAAATTATTTTAATGCAAATAAAGATGACGCTGCTATTGCAGAAATAAGATCTTATTACATAAATAGCATGATAGATGATTTTGGTGAGTCATTAATGACAGATGGTAAATCTTTAAATGCTTTTGCAGATAGAATGTTAGATGCTGCAGCCGATGGTAAACTACGAACAATTTTTGATGAGAAATTGGGAAAAAGCATGGAGGATTTTGCAAAAATACTTAAATTTAATGCAAGAGCAGCAGAAGGTGGAGACCTTGTGGCAGCTAACATAGCAGCGTCACCATTTCAAAATTTAGGTAAAATTGCTAAGTTTACAGTCTTAGGTAATAGATTGTTATCTCAGAGCTATTATGATGACATCATATCTCAATATAGAAATATAACTTTAAAACAATATAGAAGCCCAGCAGAAAGAGCTAAAGATTTTGGCTCCAAGATGGGTAAATTATTGAGTCAATCACTCGGACAGACCATCGATAACACTGTAAATGAAGTTGAAGATCAAGTAGATGCAGTTCTTGAAAGTTCAGGTGTTAAAGATCAAATAAGAAATGTTACACAACAAATACAACCAGCCATTAATCAAGCTAGAACAAGTGTTAATCAAGTAAGAAATGTGGCTTCTGCACCAACCATAAATCCACCAGTAGCAGGAACTCAAATCGCTGGTGTAGATATAACCAATCCAGCTAATGCTTTTTCATTAGGATTAAATCCGTCTGACATAGCTATAGCACAGAGAACAAGAGGCACAGCATGAATATAGATGAGCTCAGACAAGAGATTCAGAATGACGAGGGACGGGTCAACTCCGTATATTTAGATCATTTAAATCTGGCTACTGTGGGCATAGGGCATTTGATAAAAGAGTCAGATCCAGAGTATGGATTGCCAATAGGAACAGTGGTTGATGACGAGAGAATCAACGAATTATTTGACCAGGACATCAAAGTTACGCTGTCTGAGTG